TTACGCTCGGAGCGTTGGTGGCATCCAAATACACCCACCGATCAGCCATTGAGCAAAGTTGCGCGCATTACGATACGAAAACCGGCGAGTTCAAATGGGGGTCACCACAATGAATATGATTGCCGCGCTGATTGATTGGCTTTATTCTCGTAACCGCAGGATGGACGATGATTGGCGATACGTCCCCGAGCCGCCTAATTGGGCGTGCCACAGGGGCGGCTTGGACTACTGGTAAACATTGCGTATAAGCCGCGACAGGACGTTTATGAGCCGTTTTGAGGATGACCCCTTTTATACCCCCGATGGCGAGGCGTTTGAGGCCGAATTAGCCGCTGCGCCGTGGGGGTATGGGCAAAGCCCGACGCTAAACCTTCACGAAGTCCTCGCACGGATGCGTGGGCGGGGGCTGGATGATGAGGCCGACTGGATTCTGGCCGAAATGACCCGGTTAGCCCTTTCGTAAATGCCACGGAGCCGAGGCTTTGTGGTGTTCCCCACCACATAACACCTCACCCTTGAGCAACCGACGTTGGGTAGGGTGGCTACACCCGTAGCCTTGCGAGTTCCACGGGCAAAACCATACGCATTTTTGGCACAGGTCGGGCTGTGACCATGCCAGTTCATCTTCCTCGTCCCGTTTCACGACACCCTGCGCCACTCCGGTTTGCCGTCGCCGCGACTAAAGTGCGGAACGTCTACCAACTTGACCCCGTTTCCACCCCATGAGTTTAGCGGGTACAACGACTCCCAATACGCACCAAGCGGGGCTAGCGCGTCCTTGCTGTAGACAAGTTTGCCGTCGCGGAAAAAGTTAAGGTCAACGGCCCGCCGCGTAAGGTGCAGCGAGTTCATGGTCTTGGATCGGCCTGTCTTGACGTATACGGCTTGTTGCTCGGGGGTGCGGTACATTTCCCCTGCCGTGACCGTAAAGCCCTGCCGCGTGGCTTCCTCAACCAGTTTGCATACGTCTAGCAGGAACGCCGCTTGTTCGTTGACGAGGCTCATTTGATGGCCTTTTCAAGGGCTTCAGACTTGTCCTTGCTGCCTTGGCTGCTGCCAAAGTAATACGATACGATTTGCGTGCTGATGGCCGACAGTACACCCAAAATGTAGATCAAAATGTCCTTGCGGCTGCTGTCTACCGGGTCGCTCTGAAACATCACAACGCCAAACAGCACGAACGTAATCAGCAGCAGCGACAGGGCAAGGAGCGGCGTCACGATCTTGTTTAGCAACGGCGCGTCTTTGTTTGTGGCGATCTGCACCTCGCGGTCGCGGGCCGAGCCTACGTCTTTGATGCGGATGCCAAGTTCTTCCAACCCCAACTTGCCTTCCTCAAGACGCAGGCGCATGAGTTCTTCTTCGTGCTGCATCTCGGCAATTTTGATTTGCGCGACTTGCTCGGGCGACATATCGGGGGCTAACTTAACCCCTAACTTGTCCTCAACGAACTGCTGGCCCTTTGCCATGACCGCGTTGGCGACGAGGCCGAGGCCATTGGAGAGCAGGCTTTGGATAATCGGCATCATCGCTTGCCGCGCTCCTCAAGCAGCGTCACGCGCACGTTGAGGTCGTTGATCTCGCGCTGGATTTCTTCCTTGAGTTTTTGCCGCTTTTCAGCCGACAACGGGCTATCGGTCGGTACGCCTTCGCCAGAAATTAACGCGGGCATTTTGGATTCAATGCTGATTAACCGGTTGCTGAACGATGAGACTTGCCCGAGCAGCCAGCCGATGCTAATGACCAGAATCGGCACGACCATTTTTAGGATTTCGCCCCAATTCATTTTTGCAAGGCTTCCAGCAGCATGACGGTGGTTGCAGCCAGCGCGGTTAGCAACAACACAATAGCCGTACCGCCGCCGGTAATCATAATGCGCTCAAGCCGCTTGAGACGGGCGTTGATAGCCTCGTACCGTACAGCGCACACATCAATGTGGCTTGTTACAGTCACTTCTAGTTCTTGTACGGTGGTCATCATTTCGCCTCAAGTGCCGCAACACGCGCCCGTAATGATTGAATTTCGGCAACCAACAACGGAACCAACGTGGTGTAGTCCACTTGCTGAAACACCGGATCGCCTTTTTCGTCTACCGCATCTTTTGTGCCAATTACGGCATACGGCGCAACTTCATCCAATTCGTGCGCAATAGCCATCGGACGTTCAACTGACGCGCCGTGCATTTTGCCGCGATAAATCTTAATCGCATCAACTTTTGCGCCGCTATCGGTTACCGGGCCATATACGTCTTTAGCGCGATAGTCTGACGAAGTGTTGTAAGCAACCAATCCTGCGCTGCGGTTATATCCAATGTTTCCGCGAAATGTTGGAGAGGTTTCTGTCCAAAAAGAGACAAAACCAGCATCGCCAGTTGTCGTGTTATTCCAAGCAACAACTGATCTTGGTTCCGAACGAATAACAAAAACTGCCGGATAAACTCTTGGGGATGCGTCGGCAACACATTCAAACGGCGTTGCTCCCGCGCCAAAATATGTTGAAGATGCATTAACAAGAACTTCACCAGACCCCGGCGGCGACAAAATGATGTTGCCGTTGGCATTGGAAGTGCTAATCGTGTTGGTGCTAAACGTGATGTTGCCGGTAGAACTACTGGCCGTTACGTTGACCAACTGGAAGCGCGTGCCGTCATATACGATCACGGCAACCTTGCCCGATACCAAGTCACCCGCAGCCAACGCGGTAGATCCTTCCTTGGTAATGTTTTTTGCACCAAGCGAGTCAATGTTAATCGTGACTGCGCTGGTATTGGTTGCGGCGGGCGTAAAATAATACATTGCGCCAGACGTATATGCCGCAATGGTTGGCGTACCGGATGCCGTAATAGTGTCCGTACCGGAAACCGTGAGCAGTTTGGCGGCAGTAGTCTGCACTTGCGTAAGGTTGGCCGCGTCCGTAGCCGCCGTGCCAGCACCCATGCCGGTAATACGGTTGTTGCCCATCGGGATATTACCCGTGGCAACGGTCTGCCCGTCCTTGGTCATGCAAGTAGACAAGCCCGTAGCAAGGTCTGCCGTCAATGCGTTAAACGCCGTTGCGGTAATAGTCGTACCCGCTACGACCGGCTGGCCCGCCGTGTTGATTTGGAATGTACCCGAACCGTTGAAACTCATGGTTTACTCCTGCGAAGTTGCGCCAGCACTTGCCGAGCCAATCAATGCGGCTCGTCGCGCCCTTTGTTTGTTCATGCGCCTAACAGTTTCCATCATATTAAACGCTTCATTTTCCGCTTGCGGGCCGCGCTGCATTAACAAACGCGCAAGTTGGTTGCGGGTATTTTCCGGCAATTGCACTCTGTTCCACATTTGTGCGCCCGTAGATAGGGCAGCAGGAATGTTACCCGTTGCTACGTTTCCAGCCGTTGACATACTTTCAAGCGTTGGGGCAACGTCTAATTCACCCATTTCGGTTATTCGGCCAGCGGTTTGCGAACCGCGACCAATACTTTCGGCTTCTCGCATTGTGCGTTCTGCTATTGCAGTTTTATAAAACCGTTCAAATTTTTCTGGCGACCCAAATATTACAGCCAGTTTTTCTCGCGGAACAAAATTTTGCGTCAAATTAAGAATTTCTGTTCTGCCCGCAGACGAGCCGCCAACTTTGTCTCGGATTGCCTCAAACACGCCAACACGAAATGCCTCGCGTTCTGATTCAGTCATGTTTTGCAAGTCTTTACGCAACGATTCTGCTGATACGGTTCTTTGCAACGCCGAACGTCCAGAATTTGCCGCATCCATCATTGCGCTTGGGCCAGAAAACGCATCAAGCGCGTCTTGATAAACAGACTTACCTGTTTTTGGATCAGAAGTTAAACGTATAGTTTCTTGACGAATTTTATTTTGCAAATCAATGTACGTTCGGCCAAGCGGAGTATATTGACCTTTTACAGCGTCATATTGTTTTGCAATTAACGCATCAAGACCTTGCTTAATTCGGTCAAGGTCTGAAACGTTATAATCAAATGAACTAACTTTATTGGGATCAAGCGACCATCCCGGCATCCCTTTAGTAACTTTGTCAGTTTCCGCAATTTCTCGCGCAATTTTGGTTGCGCCAATTTCGTCTGCGCGACGAACCAGATTTGCCAATTTTCCAGACGGGTCGGTAACTTTTAAGGAATACGCTTGCGTATACAAAGGCGATGCGTCTTGTTGGCGCATACGCACCAAATCATCTACGGTTGACGCAAACCTTCTTCCTTGCGTATCCAAATTTTCTTCCGCTGCCGACGCAAGCCGTTCGCCCCGCGTTGCGGCGCGTTGCTCAACAACGTCTCGCAATTCTTTTCTTGCCGTGCCGGGAATAGTTGCAAGAACGTCTGCCAACTTTCTTGTATTTTCGCCAACATCAAACATTCGCCCCTCTGGGCCTAATTCACCCATTTGAGTGCGAACATATGTTTCAAAATCCATGCCTTCTGGAGCGTCTCGTCGCAAGGCTCTAGCAAGACGTTTTTGCGCTTCATCTAACGCAACGTTTTTGCTAAATCGTTCACCAACGTTTGTCAGTACCGGGCCAACGGTTGCGCCCAATCCTGCGCCAGCACCGCCCATCAAACCGCCAGTCCCCGCGCCTTCCAATATGTCTATTGCATATTCACGCGGCGTAGTTGCACGGGATTGCCCTGCTGCGCTAATTGCGCCTTGAGTCCCGCCCGTCATTGCGGCACGACCCATGCGCCCCAATGCGGTCAATTCTTGTGCGCCACGCACAGGAACACTTGCGCCGCCAAACCCGCCAGCCAATGATGATCCAAGCGTTGTAAACGCCGAAGCAACAGGGTTTTGCTCCTCAAACTGCGTTTTTGCGCCTTGTACAAAATCCCGACCTTGCGGGGACATGACGCGCTGCGGGAACCCCATGCCAAGCACATCTCCAGCCTTCAATCCAAATTGCGCCAATGTTGGAATTTTGCGGCCTTGCTTAAATTCTTCCGATTCTTCGGGAGAAGCAGGCGCAGATACCATGTGACTCATGGATTGGCGTTGCTGAAGTTCTGCAATACGAGCCAAATCCCTTGATTTGTCCTCAAGTTCTTGCAGGCGGCGTTCTTCTTCTGGAGTAAGAGCCATCAGTTTCTTCCCCCACGCTTGGCACGAAGTGCATCAAGTTCTGCTTGCTCGGCAGAAGACAAACCGCCTTGCGGGGCCGCCGTTTGTTCTTTCTTAAACGGATTAATCAATACGTCTTGCATGGCTTTGTCCATTTCTGGAGTCCATGCGCGGCCAGCGCGAGCCTTTGCTCCCGCAACAACGCCCAACAACCGATCATATTTTGCCGCAGCAACTTGATCGTTTTCCGTAATAGACGGCAAATACGATTTTTTGTTGGCTTCTTTCTGTTCTTCGGTATACGAAATGCCGGTTGCCAACGTAAGCAACGCATCCAACATATCGGACTGTGCCGCGCTAACGATTTGACGCTCCGGCGATTGAACCGCGCCGGTTGCCCCGCGAACAACGGGAATTGACGATACTGCGGCTTCCATTTTGCCGGGGCGCAAGGCTTCTGGAGATTGTGCAATAACTTGGTTAATTTGCCTTTGCGCGTTCAATACACGGTTTGTCAAATACGAGGCTTGGTTTTCGGCTTCTGACGGTTTTGCGCCAGATTCTTTTGCAGCCGGTTTACCAATAGCCTGTGAATACGGAACGTATGTATCTACGCCATTAACCTTTACCGTATACAACTGTTTTGGCTCTGCTGACGGTGCAACACCTTTTGGCTTTTCTTCCGTAGTGCCATCGCTATATTGCACCAACATTCTATTTCCAAAATCAACTTCTTTAGTAATTGTTTTTCTTTGTTTCAACGCGCCGTAATCAACGTCTTGACCGCTTTGAATAGCCGTTTGAACCGCTTTGCGGCTTTCGGGGTCAAGGGTCATTATTTGTTCCGCAGTTAATGCGGGCATCTTGGGCTTGGTACGCGCAGTCTTATACGCCTCAAGCAATTCGGGATCGGTGACCAACGCCTCACGGCCATACTTGGTTGACGCAAGGCGCACAGGGTCAAGCGGGCCACGCACCATTGCAAGGCCACTTGCATCCGGCGTGGTTTCAGCGGCGGTCAACGGCTTGCGGCCCGACTCAAGGCTTTCACGCAATTGCTGGCCGGTGCGCTCAACGCCTGCTACATCACGCTCAATTGCGGAGGATGCCTTTTGCTCTGCTTCACGCGCTTTACGCCCTTCTCGGCCAGCCATATACGCTTGCAGGATTTTTGCCAATCCTTGCGTATACGACACAGGCGCGGCGTTGTTCATTTCAATAGGCTGGTAAGCCTGTTGCTGCAACATATCTGCAAGCGCATTACGGCGTTGTGCCTCTGCTGACGCGGTTTCGTATTCGCTAGAGGGCCGGAATGTTTGGAAATATTTAACCGGCATAGTAGTCACCCTTAAAGTCGCCGCCCTGCGGGTTATACATTCCCGGTGATTTCGGCATAGGTTGCTTCGCTATCGGATTCGGAGGAAACAAACGCGCAGACTGCGGCGGCGCGCTGTATCCGTTTACGGAAGCCAGCGGGCTGTTGTACTGCTGCGGCTGCGACGTTGCATCGTTGTTTGCAAAGTTGCTAGACGGACGGCCCTGCAACATCTGTGCAAGGCGTTGACCGCGACCGATCTGCTGCTGCGGGCCTTCAAATGACTGGTAAGGCGTAAGCATCAGAGCATCCCGTAATTAACCATCTTGTACCCGCTTTCGTGGGTATGGACGGCTTCTGGTTTGACCGACTGCACTTCGTCTGCCATCACGCCGCGCTCACGGCGACCGGCAATGTCGTATTCGTAAATGCCGATGCCAAGCGGGTGCGTGCCAACGCGCTCAATGTTGGATTTGAGGCGACGATCCGAAAAGAACGCTCCAATTCCTCCGGCTTGTCCAATGCCACCAGCCAGCGCACCGCCAAGGCCAAACAAACCGCTCATCTGGTTGTTGTACCCGGCCATTTGATTTGCGTAATTTTTCTGTGCGTAATCGCCTTGCGCCTGCGCCGCGCCAAAGACAGGAGCCGCACCGACGTTTGCGCCCGTGTAACCTTGGAACTGCGGCATCTGCACCTGCGATCCCGACATAAGCGCGGCGATCTCGTTAAGCGGCTGGTTACGCAACTGCAACTGCTGCGCCAACGACTGCTGCAACGCCGTATTGCCGAACTGACCGGCTTGCAGGGCTTGGTTAAACTGTTGCGCTTGCGCGGTATTAGCCGCCGCCTGCTGCTGAAGGGCCGCGTTCTGGTTCTGCGCGAGGGCGGTGTTATAAAGCCCCTGCACATCCATGCGCTGACCAAACATCTGTTGCGAGGCGCGGTTCTGCGCGTCCTGCACCGACAAACCCTGTGCAAGATTCTGCTGCACGGCTTGGTTGTAGGCTTGGTTGGCCGTTGTGCGCTCGCCAAATGCCTGTTGGCGGGCGGCTTGGTCAAGGTTGATGCCCTGCAATGCCGCCTGTGACAACAGATCGTTTTCGCGCTGGCCCTGCTCGGTCATCGCGGCGCGGTACGCCTCCGATCCCGGCGGGATGCCTTGGTTGACCAACTGCGTCTGCAACTGCGCCCGCTGACGCTCAAGTTGCGGCTGGAGCCGGCCCATAATGGCCTGCTGCGCCGTCGTACCGGCGTTTATGGGGGTTTGCGGGAGGCCGGACACATCTAGCCCACGGGCGTACCCATACTGGCCCTCAAACGGCCCACGGTTGACGCGCTCGGCACGGACGTTTGCGCCAGCCTGCCCCATTCCGGCCAAGTCCGGCCCTTGGGCTACCTGCCCATACCCGCCCAAAGTCGTCTGCAAATCGCGGAGGTTGGGATTAAACGGCTTTCCAAGCACATCCCTAGCCAAACCAATGCCCTGCTCGCCAAGGCCAGCAAGGGCAAGGTCTACGCGCTGTTGCGCTTCAAGCGTTTTCTGCGCTTCGGGGGTTAGGTATTGCTCAATGTACGGCGTGTCTTGATCGGTAGTCGTGGTGAACTGTTCTTTCGTAGGAGCGACCGGGGTAGTACCAAATTGACCACCGCTATACCCACCAACGCCGCCACCGCCGTAAAAATCACCAAGGCCAAGGTCATTGCCGCCAGAATCCGAAAGGCCAACTTCCGGCCCGCGTTGCAACCCGCCTTGATTGTAATCTGCCAGTTGCTTCTGGTAATCGGCCATAGCCTTGTCGTAACCGGCTTGGTCAAACGTGGACTTGCCGAACGTGACACGCTGGCCTCCAAGGGGCGTAGAGATGTTGGGGTTGCTGATCCGCGCCGTAAGGCGGGCAGCGTCTAGATTGGCCGCGCCCTGCGCGGTAGCAGCCGCAGCGTAATCAGGCGCAGGCGGGGGTGAAGGCGATTTTTTGCCCATAACGCGGCTCCAAGAAACGACACGCCGAGCGTGTCATGGTTAACAACACGATATCGCCGTCGGTGTCGGCGTCTTTTAAACGCGCTTCCTCGGTGAATCCCATTTTACGCACAACTCGCTGTGCGCGCACGTTCCCGCTTGACACGGGACAAATAACCTTATGAACGTCGCAAACGTTAAAGGCATAGTCAAAGATGGCGGCTAGGTAGGCCGGGGTCATCCGGCCCTTGACGCAGATATGGCACACCACCGACCGCCCGTTGTAGTTCTCGTAAACCACCCCGGCCACGGTATTCCCGTCCCGCATCAGCCCAATGGCGTTGGATCGGTCGGGGTTATATGCCCCGTCCATCTGACCCATGACCCAATGCCCCACGCCGGGGCTTGACGTTATATGCCAGCCCATCCGGTTTGATACACAACGTCGGTTGAAGCCCATTGAAGCGACAGATTCTTGGATGTGGTGTTCATCTGAATACCGCCGCAATACCCGATGCCGGTCACGCCCTGCCAGTTTGCCTGTATAACGTCCCCCGACCCCCATGTGGCCGTATCCCAAACCGCCGTATCCCATACCGAGAACGAAGTAGGGCTATACGCAATAGCCGCCGTACTGTCGGCTTGGCTAAAGTCCACGTTGATGGAAAGGTTGACACCGGGTGTCCCGCTGGAATACAGACTAGGCCGTGCGCGGGTGAAGTATTTTTTAACCCCTCGCGTTTCAAAATAGTTAAACGCTTGCAAAGCGCGACCATTGATGTTGTCGGTATTGTCTATGTAACCGCTATTGCCAACCGTCCACGCTTTTGCGACGTAATCTGACCCGCCGTAATACAAATCATCGTTGTAAATGGTGAAGCAATTAGCCGCCCACCCCGTAAATTTGCACCAAGCCTTTGTAATGTTGTTCATTACAAATTGCTCTTGCGTACCCGTTCCAACCGGCACGTTAACAATTAGCGCGTTGTTTTTTGCGTTGTAAATCATTACCCAACCAAAGTTGTTTTGGTAGGTAGAGGTCGCCAGCGCAAACGCACCTTGGATTTTGTCCGACAACGCCACGTTGGGATCAAGGCGAGAGGATTGCAGGGCAGACGCTAGAGGCAACAGGCCATCAAGCGTCAGCAACAGCAAATCGCCGCCGTACTTCATAAAGCACCGCTTGGATACCGGCGAACCAAGTACCCATACGCCAATTAATTCCCAAGTAGACGCGCTGGACGGGTCTGTACCGCGATAGACGATGACTTCGCCCTTGTTGGTGACAAACACAAGGTTGTCATCCACGCCGTAGCCCGCGTCAATCGTCCACGTTCCCATGGCGACCAAATAGCCGCCAAACTTGGCAATAGACGACAAATCAAGGCTTTGCGCCGCGCCACCTACTGATGAGGTCGGCAAATACCACGCTTTAAGCGTGTCCTTTTCCACAAACCACACGCGGTTTTTGAAAAGGTTAATGTTGGAAAGGTTGGTCGTAGTAACGCCCGTAATAGAGGGCGTGGACGCGCCATCAATCGCTGTCCACGTTGTGCCGTTGTACAGCCGGGGCTTATCCACACCGTTTACGGCGTACAAAAAGTTACCGCCCGTTGTGGAAACGTTAATAAATTCCCAACGAGCGTTAGTAAGGCCCGATACAACCGCCGCGCCGACTGCTCCAGCGGAGGTGCAGTCATAAAAACCCGTACCCGAGGCGGCAAACAACTTGGTCGTTGCCGCACCGTTGTACGGCATCAGCGTTTCAACTTGCCCCGGCAGTCCAGTTGCGTACTTGGAGTAGCCACCACGAAGGTTGACGCTTGCCACGCCGGGGAAAAAGTTTTCCAACGTCACGGCATCCGTAGGAGCCATGTTTGCCAATGAGTCGCGTGCGTTCCAACCACCCACGGGGGCCGGAAGCGAAGCAACGTTCGCTGCTGCGCGCTGAATTAAAGCCCGCCGAGCCATTACGACTGCCCATACCCGCTGTCGGGGATGTTGTCGTAGCCAATAAGCACCGTACCCGGTCGCGGGGCAAACGAAAGGTTAGCCGCCGACGTATCCTGCGCGATGCTGGTTTCCAGTTCCATGATGTAGTCGCGGTACAGGGCGGTCGTATCAAAGCCCTTGGCCTCAAAGTATTTGAGTTTAGTACTCAACACCACAAGGCGATCTGGATAGATGCAAACGTCGCTATCTGCCGTAAATGAGGTTTTGGCTACGCCGGACGCGCTTTCGGCCCACGCGTTGCTGCGGTATTCAAATCCGAGGTACTCGCCCGCGTTGACACCCGGCCAAATCTGAAAGTATTTGCCGAGCAACCGCCAACGGATACGCGGGCCGGTGCTGATGTAGCCGGAAAGCAACCATTCCCATTGCTGTGCAGACTCGGGGCCAAGCATTTCCCAACGCTTGCTCTTATCCCAATGCGTGCGAGGAACGGTGCTGTTGTAGTCGGAAGGGAGGTCGTACTTGACCTTTTGGAACGTCAATGTTCCCCCTACCTGTCCTTCGGTAAAGGCTTGGTTTACCGTCACGGCGGTCGGGCTGTCAACGCTTGTAATGTACGTCGCGTTGCCAATGCCAATGCCCTGCACTTGGTAATTAGTGGACAGTCCCGTGGTGCTAGGGATGCCGGTGATCTGATAACCACCGTTGACCCACGTTCCTGTCGTGGTCGTGGCATCGGTGTAAAACGTGTACTGCTTGGTCAGTTCGCGCCAGTCAGCGCGACGCAACAACTCGTAACCCGTAGCGTTCATTAGCGCGAGAATCTGTACAACGTCTTGGTTAGCGTTGCTAGCCACCGTGCTAGGAGTCGGTACGCCCAGTTCGTTAGTCACTTGCTGGACGAGTTGAAGCATCGTGCTGCCCATGTTTAGCCTCCTTCGGCTACTTTAGGAGGCCGTCCCGGTTTGCGAGCGGCCATCAGTTCTGCCATCTGCGCTTTGAGCGTTTCCAACTCGCTGCGGGTCTTTTCCAATTCTTCCGCACTCTCATTGCGGAACTTGCTTGCCAAGTACGCCTTGGCGCGTTCACGGAGGCCGGGGCCACCCATGCCAATGCGCTGCAACTGCGAATCCGAAGCGGCGGCAACTTGCTCAACGCTCTGGAACTTGAGAATACGCAGTTCTTCAACCTGTGCGCGGCTTACTTCGCCTTTGCTATCGCGCTGCCAATCATCCAGCGACGTTCCGACTACAGGCGCACCATCGCCCTGCTTCATCTGGAAATACAGCCATTGGCGCGGGAATCGCTCTTTGTGATCCTCACGCACCGGCTGTTCAATAATGTTCGTCTTGTCGCCGGGGGCCATGATGCGAATGAAAGGCTTGCCTTCCCATCCTTCAACATCCTTGGCAATAAAAAACTCAACGTGCAATTGAGCGTCAGCAGCGGAAATATCAGAGTCAAGGGCCATCGTCTTTCTCCTGTGGGGATTAAG